AACGTCAATAATCGGAGTATCGCTTGCTTGGATGCCGTTTACCGTAACGGTCTTTGAAAATGGTGCAGATGAGCCGGACCAGGACGTATCCAGAGTCACATTGTATATGGCGTGGTATACATGCCCGAGAGCTGAAGCCGTGGCCGATTTACCTTCGTGAGAGCTGAGGTTACTCTGAGCCGTATTAGCTGCATCCATAGCGACTTTTACCGCTTTCGGAGTTGCGGCCTCAGTTTCACTAGTAGAACTGGTACTACTTGAAAGTTTCACATGCCCAGCCTGCGATGTTGAAGCATTTTTCCCTGCATGTGCATCTAGGTTTGCCTGTACGGCATTTGCGGCCGCTGCCGCTGCCGCATCGGCCTTAGCTTGAGCACCGGCTGGGGTTTCTTTTGCGTTCCATGTTTCTCTTTCTACATGAGTAACGTGTGCTATGGTATTTTCCGTATGTTCAAGAAAATCCCCCATTGAAACAAATATCAAGGACTGATCAATGACTGCGGAGATATTAGATGCGTTACCCACCAGAATAACCACATCAATGCTCTTTTCAATGAGATCCGCGCCACCATCTGCAGGTATGTATTCAGCCTGATCACCAGCATTTCCATAGCAATAAAGGATTTCGCCGAGGTCAGGATCCTCGGCAAACACCCCAATCTCCCGCCAATAGAAACCGGTTGTTAGCCCGCTATTGGAAAGTGTACTTCCTACTACTGCTTTACCTCCGGAGAGAGTTTTTAACTTTGTTATATCCAGCGTTTTTACCGTATGAATTAAGTCTGTCAGCCCAGAAATGGCTTGTCCGCCAACCTGGCCATCTCCAACTCGAATATTTGTAAATTTGAGCTGTATTCCCGCCTGGGCCTTTGCTTGCAGCGCACGCCCCCTACTTGTCAATATCAATCCACCAAATGCACTCATTTATACCACCTGCCTTATCTCTAAAAAATCACCAGTGTGGACAACACCGGCAAAGTAAAGGGGCATTTCCCCAGAGAGAGAAATCACTATTTCTTCCAAGTGTGACCTCAGATTCTTCACGGCGTTTAATGCTTTCAGAAAGAGACTCGCCTGTTCATTGGTCACTGAAGCATTAGTGGTGATTACCTTGAACTTGAACGGCTCACCACCATACTCAAACCACTCCTGCACAATGCCATCGCCGAAATAGGTACTTATGACCTGCTCTACAGCCCACTTTGTGCCGAGTTTTGCATGGATCAGGTCGGATTTTTTGATGAGCTCTCGTTTGGTCGTAATATCAGCGTCTTTGCTGTACCAGGTTGCATCCAGCTCCCAGGCCAGTTCATCAAGCTCGGCCTCGCTCATATTATCTATCTGGTCCCATACCCTCAGAAGGATTACCTTTGCGGCCAGAGCCTTAATAAGAGAATTAACTCCATCGGCCAAGCCTATAACTGCTTCATCTGACCGCATGAATACCGGCAATAAAGCTTTGATGTCAGCATCAGATAACCTCATGTGCTTCTCACCACCTCATGGGTTACCGTCAGATTCCCGCTGAACTTGGCTATTTCATCGGCCATGAGCTCTTTAAACTGAGGCTGTATAATATCCACCCTCACGGCGCCAACGAGACCATCTTCCCAAGCAGGGGCCAATATCTGTTTACGTAGCTGGTCCGGATTAATAGCCCGGCCGAGAGCTCCAGACTGCCAGGCGATATACCGGGCTATTGCCCCGTCATCTCCCTCAATAGTTTGTATGGCCTGACTCTCATCATCAGCTGTCGTGTAGTATTTTAGGATGATATCATACTCAACCTGCGTCGGAGCGGCCACCTGTACAAAATCGGTCAGCGGCCGAACATCTGGAGCAGTCACCGCCTGTTCGACCTTTGTGAGGATTTCCTGCGGGGGTATCTTCCCTCCAGTGAGTATTGGGACAATCTTTACCATCCCCGGCTCCGGGGAGATAATACTAACGTCTGCAATCCGTGGATCCGCAGAGAGAGCAAAATATCGGTATGCCCCTGCCGGGCCTGCGACCGAGAACTTGGATGATGCCAGACGAATACGTTCTCGGTATTTGTTGTCTCCGGCTTCCGTATACGGCTCGCCATCATCGCCCCCGTACGTCATCTCGGTATTCGTCACGGCGATGTATGGGATAAGATCAACCAAAACAGATAGGGTACCAGGTGCATATCCGTTATAGGCAGCGCCACCCTCGATGCTTGAGGCTGACACATCAACATGATAGGCCCCTGTTGTCAGCACTGCTGTTTCGTCGGTGGCAAAATAAAGCACTCCATCAGATGAAGCCACTTTGGTCCCGGCCGGGATAACTATATTACTGTCTGCGGGGGTGCCAGTGGAGAAGCGCAGGGTGGTTTTTGCCGGTATTGCTGCCGCTCTTGGAGTATTTACTCGCTCCCCAAGGGCATCCAGGACTTCCCCCCTTGCATATCGGAGCAACCGCTGACGAGCTGCGTCATTGACCGTGCTATACATGGCCACAAACAAAGGGACCAGAGCTTCCCCGAATATCCGCCGTTCGTCCCCCGGATAAAGAGGTTGACCGACGCTTTGCTCTAGGGACTGTATTATCTGATTGTATATAGTGACCGAATCAGTCTCTACAAAATTAATTTCGCTCATCCATGACCCCCCTTAGTAACCGTATTTACAGCGAACTGCCCTTCTGCAGGGAGTAAAGCCTCAATCGATGTTTGTTCCAAATCAATCCTGGGCTCATAGGTCGATATCACCCACTCGATATCAGCCCTCAATTCTGGATTTGCCAGGGTAAAAGGTTTATCTATAAGGCCTGCGTCCAAACCTTTTATCCGTTCATATGGCACTTCACCGCGCGCGATCCTTAGGAGGTTTGCCGCACACTGCTCAGGGGTACCGTTCCCATATGCTTTCATATATCATCACCCCGATAACTGCGTATTGGTAGGCTTTTTCTGGGCCTTGTCAGCTGATGATGGAGCTATGCCCAGAGCTGTATAAGTGGAGCTACTGGCAGCCGTTAATTTTTTCTTTTTACTTGAAGACTTTGAGGTAGTTGTATCCTCGGTAAATGTGAATGATAGTTTTGCACTTCGGATCCGTCCAAAGTCATCGAGTATGATATCTGATACATCAACAGTAGTAAGCTGCATCTTGCCAGCCCCAAAGTTTTTCCCACCCAGATAAAAGGTGCCAGATTGGCCCACAAGAGACTTCCAAGATTCGATTTCCTCCCTAACATTAACACCCACAGCTTCACCGAGCTGAGTCTCGAACTTGAATTGCTGCGGTTCTAAGCCGAGCACCTTGGTGACGGTCGAACCATCTGATGCTGAACTGGATTCAGTTTTGAGCTTATATGAGGTGGAGAGATTCGATATATTTTGAATCCTCTGTGGAGATACCTCCCACTTTTTGCTGAGCCATTGAGCTACAATCGACATTTATCCCACCTCACATTTTCTGCAATATAATACCTGTCCCATCATCAAAAAGAACAAATGCTACAACATCATGTATGGAGAGTGATAAATCAGTTTTGATGATTGGGGTCACCGCATTACTCCCCATGGGTTTTACCCGGACTCCTCCCGGGAGGATACCTACGACGGTACCTTTCTGAACCATCATCATCCCTCCAGCTTCCGGAAAAATATCTTGCTCCGTTGCTTTACATAATCATGCCGGATATGATCAATAAAAATCGGACCATCCCAAGACGGTACAGCCTCGATCCGAAGAGTGACAACACTGCCGGCGGCAAGCGCAGGGGTGAAAGTGTTCCATATTACTCCTGTCCTGTTGGAGTCAATAAGCTCGAACTCATATTTCGCATCAGAACCGAGCACCAGTACTTGAGACGGCTCTTGATTCTCGATATATGCCTTGGAATACAGGATTAAAGACCCGTCAAAAACAAGAAAGGCACATCCTTCATGGGTGCACCTTTCATATAGAAATTCAAAGTCACTTTGCTCATCCTGCTTAAGGTATGGGAACGTCTTATCTTCCACTCCATATTGCTTGAAATTAAGGCCATGGCGTTCAGCTATCTCTCGGGCAAGCTGCAGAAGCTTGACCTGCTCCCAGGACTTGCTTCTGGTCAATTGGTATGATAATGGAACCGATAGGGCTCCAAATGCGATCTTGCCATTCTCCGGAGCAATGTTATGGACATACATCTTACCTGTCCTTGCTGCATCCATTTCCACGGCAATGGTGTCACCAATTTGAGGCCCCCATGTATCCCAAAGGTCAGAAACATCGTTAAATCTTATGAACAAAGAATCGCTACGGCCTTCGGAATACATGTCATGTATGCAGGCGTTAATCGATACAGCCTCTGTGATATCTTTCCCTTCATAATACAGCTTCAATGTTATCGCCTCCAGGGCGGGAGTGTCTCCGGAGCCTCAATGTTTTCAATAATTGGGATCTGGAGACTGACTCCCGCATCAAAGATGATCACATCGCAATAATCCGGATTAGCCTGGATAATGGTGCTTGCCAGCTTCTCCTCGTTATATACAGCTAGGGCCAAGCTGTCAAATGTATCACCCTGCTGCGTTATGTAATCAATGTACCCGACTATACGCTGCGCCATAGCACCCCGCCTCCCGTTTCCGTAACCATTTTTCAAGGTAATCGAAGAACTCCGGTTCGTGCTCCTTGATTTTCTTTATGATTTCGTCCTCATCCACATCGCCATATACCTCAATACGTGGTGAGAATGCAATCCCACCAAAGTTATAAACGACATATGAGGTACTTCCGGCAAGTGAGCTCAAAATTCCATCATCTACCCCAAGCATTCGGCCCGCCTTCGCCCAATATGCGAGGTTTTGAGCACGGTAAGCAGGGTTAAAACTGATTACCGCCTCGGTGGGATACCTGGGATCTTCACCAACAATAGATAATCCATCAGTAAAGCCACCTGTTGCATAACCTGGTATCTCTGCCACCTCAACCTTTGCTTCGCCGGTTATTAAACTAACAACCCAACCAAGTCCCTGGGCTACCCATTCCACCACTTTTGCGATAAAACCAACAATCGAGCCTAAAACATCAGCGATCGGTTGTAGGGCAGGAGCTATTGCGCCAAAAAGCTGGATAAGCGGCGGGAGTATAACCTCCAATAAGCTTGTCAGCGCAGGCAAAAGAGGCATTACCACATCGTTAAGCAAAGATAGAAACATCTCCAACAGTGGAGTTACAATTGGGAGCAACTGCGCAATCAGTTCTGCTATTATCGGCAGTATGGCTGATGCAATTTCGGTTATCATCGGCAAGATTGCAGTTAATATGCTCATTACAGGCGGCAAGATAGCTTCAACAATCTGCATCAACGGTGGCAATAATGCCATCGCCAAATCGAGCAATGGCGGGAGTAACTGCATAACCAGCGTGCTTAAAATAGGTAGCAGCGACTCTCCAAGGCCTATTATCATAGGCAGCAATTCCTCGAGCAAATCTGCTGCTCCTGCCAGAAACTCTTCGACAAAGGGCATCGCTGACTCTACGGCATCCTCTATTAGAGGGATGAATTTGCGCATAAGTTTTTGCAGCGTAGGCATAAACTTATTGAGCCCATCAAAAACCGTATTGGCAATGGGTTTAAGCGCTACCTCAAGTTCCTGTCTCATCACTTGCAGCCGTTCTGCAAAGTCATACGTATCTTCAGCTGCCCCGGCTATCGTTTCATCATTGGCAAGCAATTCAGCCGTAAAGTCTCCCACTGCCAAAGTGCCATTACGGATAGCACTGGCTATTGTTGAGCCTGCTCTTGCACCAAAAATTTCATTGGCAATAGCGGTGGCCTTAGCCGCATCCCCGGCGTTTAGAATCTGCTCATAGTACATTGCTAAGCCTTCAGATGCAGATATGCCTTCCTTGGCCAGGGCGCCCACGCTCTTTTTCATGGCCGCCAGCACCTCATCGGTATTGACGCCAGCTTTTTCAAGCTGGCCTATAAGAGCCGTGGCGGTCTCAAAGCTGTACCCCATTTCCTGCAACTGTGGAGCAAACTTCTGAGTCTTATTGAGCAGATCCGTGAAGCCGATGCCTGTTGCTTGGCTGGCCTTAAATACGAAGTCCATGGCCTCGCCCATCTTTTCGGCGTCGATATTCCATGCTTGGAAGGCTTGGGAAGATTCTTCGATAACATTCCCGAGATCTTCCCCAAGCATATCACTGACTTGGATAGCTTGCTTAGATATCTCCTGTAAAACCGTCCCGGTAAGCCCAAGGCGTGTATTATAATCTGCTATCGCCTTTGCAGCATCGTCCATGGATGTCGGGATACTCTTATAGACCTCATCAAAATCATCCAAGAGGTCATCCAAAGCATCCCCCGTTGCACCGGTACCGATGCGTATGGCATCCGCAACACTGTCAAACTGGGAACCGAGCTCCTTAAGATACTTGCCTGCTTCCACAACAGCTTTGCCGGTAGCAACAGCAATTCCACCTATTGCAGCGCCAACGGCCACAGCTTTCCAATTGATACCCTCAAGCTTCTTCGTTGCTTCATCTATTACCTTGCCGAGGGACGGGTCAATTGAACCGGCAAAATCAATAACAGCAGAAAGTATTTTTTTATTTGCCAACTTCAATTACCTCCTTCTAAGCTTATACTTGGCCGAACGAAAAGGAACAGGCATCTTGCGCATTCGCTGTGCCTGTTCCTTTAGGTCCTCTATTGCCTCGCCTGCCTCGGCAAGGAAATCGATCAATCTCTTTTGCTCCAAATGTGAGACCGGAGTATTAAAAATCCTGGCATAATCCCTCATTGCTCTTCTGAGCTGGCGGCCTCTGAGTGTTCCTCCGACCTCGAAATAATAAAATTTCGGCCAATCTTCATGACCTCCAGGACATCCCTGCCCTTAAGTCTCTCAAGGTCTGACATATCAATGTCAGGGTTCACCGCAACTATTGCCGCAAAGCCAAGGTAAAGATGAAAACCGTAGTCCAATTCAACAGCTCCAGCCCTGTTTCCGGCTTTTAAAGCGATTGCCGTTAGTTTGCGACTTTCAGCCTCAGCAAAAAGCACCGCAGTGATCTCCTGTGCATCATAGGTCAAAACATCGCGTTGCTGTCCATTGATCATGATAGGGTTTTCAAGCTTAAGCTCTTTCTTCATATCAGAAAATCACTCCTTCAAAATGTAGGCCGTTTCCTAAAAGGAAACGGCCTTATTTTTACAAAAGACTGTTGATAGGCGAATAATAATCCGTGCCGAGAATACGGCAGATCTGGCTCAGCCTATCAATGAGCCACAGTTCTTCTCCACCCACGAACAGCTGATACCTGGTAACCTCGGCCGTTATCTCATTTTCTGATGCAGAGCCGGGTTCCAAGCTAATACCAGGGATGGTCTTGGGTATCGCCTTGACAAATGCCTTGCACCCTTCAGGCTTTGTGGTACCGTCTGATTTTACGACATTCTGGACAAACCTGAACTCAAAGTTCATGCTCTGCATTCTGACCATGCGTCCAAGACCAAGGTCAATGCCTATCTTTGTGATAGCCAGCTCCATAGACTCAAACTGACCGGGTGTAGGCAGCGACATGGTACCCATTGCACGGTAATCGGCAGTTGTGGGGGTCACTGAGGGGAGGGTAATGGTAACATCTCTTGCAACAAGCTGGCCATCTACATAAACTGTATTGGCCACTATAGGACCTTTTAAGTCAATGTAACTCATTTACGCATTCCCTCCTTCACCAAAATAGACACTGAACCCGGCATTCGTATACGACACGTAGGCTGTCGCACTCTTCAGCGGAGGTGTGGGTGTCACTGCGATGTCCCATCTGAAGTCACCATTCATCATATCATCGGTGCTGTTCTCACTCTCCAAGAACAACACCTTGGGTGTACCGATTAATGCACCGATAGCCACCAAAGCGTCAAGCTTTTCTTGCTCACGATTGAGGATAGTATCCTTCATCTGACGATCCATAGGCTTATCAATGGCTGTACTCCATTCGCGCTGGAATGAGTTGGTTATGTGCATAAGCATCCGCATGGATGTGTCGAAAATCGCCCGGGGATCAACATCGGCACCATAGGCATATGCGGCCGTATGGTCTCCCCACAGCACCCAGTTACCTCCCCAGAAGACTGCTGTAGATATGCCTTTCTGGGTAAGCTCATTGGCAGTCTGCTGGTCATAGCCCATGTTTTTACTTTCAGCACCGAAATAGAGCTTGGTAATGCCAATCATCTTGTTCCCGGGTGTCTCCATAGGCACCGAGTCATGGGAATTGTCAGCCCTGAGCATCTCCACAACCGCCAACGTGGATAGATGATATATCTCACCAGCATTGTTCATGCCTTTGGGCCAATATACTTTAGACCTCTCGCTGCTGTATGCATGGGCATTTTTCCAGTCGATCGCTTTTTCAATGGTATCCACGGCTGTGCCCCCATCACGGATGGGAAGATCCGCAACCACAAAGGCATCCCAATGGCCATTGATTTTTTGGCTTGCTGAAATCAGCGCGTTGTAGACAGCTGGAATCTCACTCCAGCCAGGAGCAGCCAGAATATTGGGCACCGCATTATGCTCCTGATATAACAGGGTAAGCGCCGCAAGCCCCTTATAAACACCATCCTCTACTCCACCGATGATATCAGCCGCCTTTACCTTAGAAACATCAACCTCATAGTAAGAGGCCGTTATGTTCCCAGTCAGGGGTTCATCCGGATTTGCTGATGTAATGATGACCGAACCCTTTGCAAAATTGTAGGAGGCATAAAAATCAACACCTTCGGTCAGTTCTGCAAGGAGCAGGGTATCCAAGATTATTTTGTCACTCTTGAACTCTGCCCTGCCTCCGGAGAATGTGAGGGTTTTCATTGTTGGCTCATTGGTTCTCATTGTATCGGGATCGAGAACATTGATCACATAGATGGGACCGATGTTGCCAATTGGGTTGTTAAAGTGTGCGGCAAAAGCTTCACACAGGGAGAAAGCATCCCAATCTGTGGAATATCCCAGTTTTCTCTGGGCATCCATCAGATTAGAAACCTTAACAGGTTTATTGATGATTCCCGCATCTTTATAGCCACGCACGAGGTTAACCGGAGCAAGCCCAATATATACAGGGACTGTGCCGGCCTGCACAGCGCTTTGAGCCACGGTCGCTCCTATATGGCCGTATGCACCGTATAAATACTCGTTAGGCAATTTTCTCACCTCACATAAAAGATAGCGGCCAATAGCCGCCTCACAAAAATTCTTGGTATTCATTTGAACATCTTATAACGCCGCACTCCAGAGCGAAGCTTACCCAGGCAAACCAGTACGGGTAAAAATCAGGAATAGCGTCTTGATCAGCCACCGGACCGTATTTAATTCCCTCTTCTTTCATCACCCGTAAGCCTGAAATGTTGTCAGCATTACCAATCTCTCGAAGTGCTGTGTCAACAAAATTCCAAGCATCCTTCCATCCGTCACAATAGCGTCGGAAGTATTCTTTTGCTTCATCCGTATCCCACTGCTTATATGTACCATCCCCAAGTGGTTGAAAAATGTCCTTGCCATGATTACCAGGATTCCATGCGGCAAAGCAAAATCTGACACGCATGAGCCCTTTTCTTGCCAGGACTTGCTCCTCCCCTTCAATCAGCTGAATACACAGAGAAGGTATTGGAGCAAGAATATCTGGAGGCATGCGGTCCTTGGAGGGTACATAAAGCACAAATGCCGCGGGATGCACCAGAGTATGCTGATATGATGCATCCACCCTATCATCATCGGGGAGCTTTAGCTGGACCTTCTGGCAAATTGTCTCTTCAGCCCATTGCCGGATCCGCTCAAGGTTATCAACTATTGACACCAATATCCCTCCCTTATGTCACACGGGTTTGCTGGAGCGTGATCTTGGCTATCCCTGCGTCCACACTCCAATCAACAATGATGTATTCCCTACCATCGACATTGAGGGATGCTCCCGGTGATTTCCTCGGAGGCAAGTCAGATGGGGTGGCATATATGATCATTTCAGCATCGATCACACCAAGAGAGGCATCGCCTTCTTTATAGACATCGTCTGTCAGGACGCATAAAACCTCCCTGCCTTCGATTTGATGAAGTTCTCCAAAGATGCTCGGATCGAGGAAAACATTTTGGATATCTTTTTCCAGATACTCCTTGAACGAGATGCTCATTCATCAGCCACCCCGCTTAGCCTTTTTCTTTGGTGTAGCCGCCGGTTCCTCGTTAATGCTCTCAACATACTGGGCAACACCTTTTCCCACCAGCTTGGCTTCTTTCTCCGGGGATAAAGCGAAGGGGGGATCCTTTGATGTCTTAGGGACGATACGCCCCCCATCGATGTGGCCATATGTGCCTTTGATGATTCTGATCATTGGTCAGCCCCTCCTACTTCTTGATGAGTTCGTCCGGGTTGAACTCTACATTGACAATGTCGGTTTCGGCCTCTGATGTTTTTTTCTTGCGCTTCTCTTTGGGTGCTGAGGGTGCTGACGGTTCCGTTTTTTTTATCAGTTCATCATCTCTTTCTGGAGCCTGTGCAAGCTGTGGCGATGATGCTTCTGGAATCAGTTCGGCAATTCCCAGGGAAACAAGACGGGACTCGTCCTCATGGGAGAGCCCCGTAATAATATCGCCTTTTTTATACTTCTGGATGCCGTCGTTAACTACACCGAGAATCACTCTTATTGGCATGTCGGCACCCCCCTTAATAAACTACAGCCACAAACCAATCATCAACATCTTCGGGCACAGGCAGTGGCCTTGAGCTCAACCTGATCATCTTGGCATCATTATTTACATCGGCCCATACCTTGGGTACACGCTCGCCTTCAATGGTGACGAAGTTTCCGCTTTCGTCCATCTGAGTGACAGCACCATAAATTCTCTTGCCCATGCCGGTACGTGCGAGCAGGAGTGTTTTTTCGGGCATCATAGGCTGCTCATCACCGTCGTCATCCAGGAACCACTCATCATAGCTGTATACCTCAAGGCCAAGAGCAGTGATTTTTCCGATAAAGGTAACAGCATCGTCTTTGATGGTAGGTTCAATGTTGCCAACCTGGATGCTCTTTTTATCAAACAGGGCCTGGATTTGAGCATTCTTGATGAAGATCTCTGCAACATCAGATGCCATGATGCAGACATTAGGCGCCCTGCCGGAGGATTGGATGACAGCCAGTCTCCACCTTTTCAGATCTCCAAATGGGTCAGCTGTCTCGGAATCCCATTTTGCAGCACCGGTCAAAATTTCTTTATTGGTTAAATTGAAGTCAACAGTTTCATCGATGGTCTTGGTAGCTGTATCATCCACATAACCCTTCATTGTAACCTTGCCATTGATGAGGATTTCTCGGCACATCCATTCCTCGCGCCGTGTTATGTACTCATCCAGTTCAGCAAGGTCCTTGCCAAGGAGCTGGGCTGCTCGCTGCTCAGGGGTCGTTTTGCTGTAAAGCGTTTCGCCCATTGCACGTGTCGCAAGATCATCTTTTGTAAGCACTCTCTGTGGAGCAATACGAGGTGGTGTATAGGTCTTTGTTACATAGCCCTGGCGGTCCATGGTAACGCCGCCTACTCTCGGAGCTACGAAAGGAGCCATCTTCCTTTTGCCTTTTTTGAAGTCCACGTCAACCTTTTCCGTTACATAAGTTTCGGCAGCGGGGAAAAATGTATCCCTGAAAAAAGTTCTGGCCGGCATCATTTTCTCGATGGCGGCCATCATTGTCCTGGTTTCATAGATGTTGATCTCATTTCCCATGTCTGCTTACCTCCTATTACTCAATATTATCCTTGAGGAAAATGCCGTATTGCCTCAGGCTATCCTCATGGTCAGCAGCAGTATTTCCTTCTGCAAAAATCAATGCCTTGCGATTGAAGAGCCCGGATACATAGCACTGGGCAACAACATCTGCTTCCGCAGCATCAACATCATCGGCAAGTATGTACTTTGCAACCTGGGATCCGTCATTTGCGCTCTTGTTCGCCAATACTGCCTTTCCGCTGGCAGTTACCACACCGAGGACACTCCCTCTCTTGAGTACACCGCTTTTTGCAATCGTCACGCCCTGAACAAGTACAGGTACATTTGCACCGGCAATGAGATTATCCGGTGCCATTGTTCCGGTTACTTCGTATCCCATTATCTTCCCCTCCTCTTGTTTGCTCCAGCGACAATGTTATCAATTACCTGGTTCTCTGCTTCTTTCTGCTGAATAGAGCTCTGCTGTTCTGTGGGCACACCTTTCACATCCTGGGCGCCAGAGTTCTGAAAATCTGTCTTGAGATCGTTCAGGTACTGCTCACCCTTTTTACTGTCAGCCTGCAAAGCTTCGAAAGCCAGTTCCTTAGCATCCTTCGGCTCTTCAAACTTTGCTTTGCGGACCAGGTCCGGACTAATATTCGCAGATATTTTTTCAATATCCTGAATTCTAGCCCTCTCCTGCTTTTTGCCTTCCTCCCTGGCCGCGTCTTCAATCTGCTTAACCAGATCCGGATAGGCATTCCTAAGCTCTTCAACAGTTTTCATAGGATATTCACCTTCCTTACGATTGATTTTATTTGCATCAGGCAGCGGCTTGGGAGCTACGGCCTGGGCTGCACTTGACAAATGTTGCTCAAAGAATTTCCTGAAAGAATCATTGGCGGCATTCTGAATGGCGAGAACTTTTCTGAAGCCAAGATTAATAATATCCTCATGCTCACCATCAGCTTGTTTGCCTTGTTCAGCATAAAGCATCCCTGTGGCAAAACCTTCTTTGATGGCGGTCCGCGCGCTCATATATGTCTCGTCATCCATCATGGCAGATATCTTTGCGCGCGACCTGCCGGTAGCAAGCTGGTATGCATTGATAAGGGTCTCCTTTACCTCATCAAGTACATCTGCAGCTTTCCGCAGATCAGACGCATAACCATACACCTCAGTAAGTGGATTATGCATCATGAATATGGACATAGGAGACATCAGTCTTTCATCACCCGCCATAAACGGGATGGTGGCCGCACTCATTGCTTTCCCGTCTACCTTGGCAATCACTTTGGCACCTGTTTTCTTGTGCTCCATCAGAGCATTGTAGATACCGGCCGCCGCAAAAACGCTTCCACCATAGCTGTCAATCCAGACTGTGATGTTTTTCCCCTTGTACTGCTTCAACTCCTCGCGAAAAGCGTTTGGTGAGGTTGCTTTAATACCAAACCATTCATAAAGCCAGGCATAGTCATCGTCAACAATGTCACCTTCAATTCTGAGTTCGACCTCTTCCTCCTGACCATCGGCTGCTTGGTTCTTCGCAATAAATTTCCAAAATGGCATATGAACTTATCCCTCCTTATTCGGCATTGCCCGCGCCTTACTCAAAAGCTCATTTTCACGCATGATTTGCTCAATGTTCTTGTCCCAATCACCACCTGTGAGCTCAATGGTTTCACGCTCGCGTGTGGAGAAACCTTCAGAAACTCGTTTGATAGCAGCCTCTACTTCTTTTGTAGGGTCTATTTGCCCTGGAGCCGGGCCGTTCCAGTCAGCTTTACACCATGCTTTTCTTTTGGCTGGGTCAGTAAAGAAGCCAGGTGCATTTATCCTGCCTCTGGCGACCGCTTCGGCTAACCATAGCTCATAGACGGGCTGGCAGAAATCATTCGCAAACCAGGTGCGGCGCATTCGGAAAGCTTTCCATGCTTCCAAAAGAGCCGCACGACTTGCGGAATAGCTCGCCATGAAGGATTTTGTCAAGAGCTCAAACGGCACCTCCAATGCTGCACCCACATACTTGGCCATGGCTGTGACAAAAGCATCAAAGCCGCTAGATGGCCGTGAAGGATCTGCAAACTTAACATCCTCCCCCGGTTCCAGAACATTAATCGTTCCGGCTCCAAGCTCGTAGGCGTGTGGATCTGATTCGATTCTCTGGCTGTCTTCAATGGTCTGGTTAAATATCGGGTCAGTACTATTGCCACCCTCTGTAATGATAAAGGCAGTAAAAAAGGCCTGAATAACTGCTGCTGTTAATTCGGCCTCTGCGTACCGGCTGATTTGCTTCAAACTTTCGATAACTGGTGCCAAATAAGGAACTCCACGGTATTGCTCACAGCGCTCCTGCTCCATGAGATGCAGGATGTTCGGCGTGCCAGTGATTTTACCGAAGGCCTCAACTCTCTTCCATTCTTTATTGACCTGCCCCAATGTGCTGGTAGGATACTGATTGCATATCCAATACGCAACAACCGCACCGTTATCGTCTATCTCCACACCATTGAGAATGCGATTATTATTCTCACTGTTTCGCGCTATCCCCATGGCAGTTCCGATGCTATTGGGATTGCATACTCGGTCCGCCTCGATAAGGTGAATTCTGAGCCCATATGGCATCCAATCAGTGGGCTCAACATGCTTTATCAGAGCGAAACCATCACCATTGAGAAGCCAGGACATAAGAGCTATCTGTTGGAGTTCATAAAAGTTATTAAGTCGGAGCGCATCGCACCAAACTGACTCGGCCCAAACACCGAACTCCCGCTCAGTGTTGATTTCCCAGGCGTTAGCCTGATCCCTGGTCATACCAAGATACTCATAATCGATTTGTGCTTTGAGTTTTAGTCCAGATCCGACAACATTGGTCCTGTTGGTCTTTATCGCTGAAGTGGCCAAGGGGGCACCCATATATAGGTCCCGGGATCTTTGCCGTAAGATATCCAGGTTCGTATCAATATCCTCAAACGGGCTTTTGCTATTGGCCGTCCACCCTCTGAGCGATTTTTTTACTCGGCTGGCGCCGCTCTCAGAATATCCTGTGTTCGATATCCTCCGAATAGCCGCTGCCTGCATCCTGTATATCTCTCGGTTTAGGCCAGCCCGGGGGCTGATAAAACCAATCACTCTATCAATAAGATTCGACACTTACCTCACCTCACAAATCTCGAGGAGTAATTCTGTAGGCTCTCCGATGGCCGCCTCCGGATGCAATGGTCTCAAGTTCTCTTACCTGTTGCTCCAGCTCTTTAATTGCGTTTCTGATCTCCGACAGGTTGGCCCTGGTGATAGACCTGGAGCCGATTGTATATGACTGGCCAGACAGTACGGCCAGCTCAGCTTCGTAATAAGCATTTAATCTTTCCCGGGCCTTGGCCAGACGTTCATTCACCATAACAATCACCAGCCTCTTTTATAAATCGCTTCTTTTTATGCAACCTGCCCGCCTGCGCGGATGGCTTTGTTGCATAGGTTTTGATGCTCCAGATGATTCTTTGAGCCGCTGCTCAAGCATCTCAAAATTAGGATTGAGAACGCGCATAGCTGCCATCGCATAATTTCGAAGGTCCAGAGGCTCATTCCGCACATGTTCTGATACGGTTTCCCAATATACGCGTTTTACCCCCTTGTGCTTCTTGATTACCTTGCGTTCCGATATCAGACCTTTAAAATAGTCACGGTCATAGCCTCTTGATTCATCGTCCGGAAAATGGCAGTACCCGTCTCCTATCTCCCTCATTTTCAGCCTGCTCATAATAGTTGTCTTTCCAGCATCAACGCCCAAAATAATAAGGACGGCTCTTTCTTTTTCCGTCCTTGAAACCTTATGGATAAATGGAATTCCTGGACCGCCCATGCCCTTAACGGCAAATATCCGTCGATGCTCGTTGCGCTTGCAGTATTTATATACTTCTTCTGTATAGTGGCCACCACTATCCACAGCGGTACAAGCTACTATCAAGCCTTTTCCATCTTGGAAATGCCATACTTGTGAGAGCTTCCCGTCAAGGCTATCCCAGGTGCTTTGCTGATCTGGCTTCCCAAGGATAATCCCGTATTCAATACCCCAGCTTTGCTCGCCTTTGCCCCAGCCAACTATCTCATACTCAAGGCGGTCATCCTGCACATCGACGGCAGCCGTCAGCAACAGCACACCATCCGGAAGCTCAGCGGGATAGGTTTCCCGGCGCTCCAGCAGGAAGTCTTCCTTCTCAATCTCGCCTTTCTCTTCCCAGGACTCCCCGAAAAGGGTATTAACAACAACCTTCAGCTTCTCAGGGTCATGCTTAGCCTCAAGCCATTCTTTAATGATTTTGTCCCAGGTGTACCAGGGCGAGTAAAAAGCATTAAGATGAAAAGATCTGATACCTTTGACTTCCGGACGCTGGGCAACGTATTGGCCAGGCTGAGCCTTCCATGTCTGCTCGTCAAATTTTTCTAAGCAAGCCGGGCATTGAAATTTAACATCCCAAACCTCAACATTAGAGTCAGAAACCCATCTGTGCTGGAACTTCATGCCGTAGAAATTCAGATATACATACTCACCGCAGTGTGGGCACTCAACCCGCCACTCTTCCATAGTACCGCGCTCATAGTCTTCTTCAATGCGAGACTGACCCTTTATTGTTGGTGTTGAGACTTTCACTTTTTTTCGGTTCCAAAATGTGACTGTCCGCTTTTCCGCCAGGGCAATAGGATCACCTTCACTGCCGGCGGAAGCCGGAAAGCGGTCAACTTCATCACAAAGGAGTACCCTGACAGGCCGGGATGCAAGATCCGATGGGGCATTAGCACCGGCAATGACAATATAGCCACCCGGAAACTGCTTGTGTAACGTGGAGTTTGCGCCGTCCCGGGCTTTGGGATCGCTTACTCTTTCGGCCAACACTTCTGTATCTCGGATCATTGGTGCCAATCTATCACGAGACCAGTCTTTAGCCACAGGATCCTTGTTAGGGACCACAACCATGATGCTCGAAGGATCCTGGTGTATGTAATAGCCGATGATATTCAGCAAAATCTCTGTTTTGCCAACCTGTGAGCTGGTCATGACTACAATCTCTTCAACATTAGGATCGGTAACGGCATCCATAATTTCGCGTTGATATGGTGCCCGGTCGGTATTCCATTGGCCCGGCTCTGCTGATGACTCCGGAGATAGTCTTCTATATTTGTCAGCCCATTGGCTTACCGTGAGTTTTGGAGGAGGCGCCCAGATTTTCGCGATCTTCCTGAAGAGTGAGATTGTTTTCCGTTCAATCATTTTCAGGATCACCCTGAACAACCGAATCGTTGATGAACAGTTGCGGGTCATATTCACTGAGTTCTTGCAGCGCCTCTTCAATATGTCTGCTCAATATGGACTGAATTTTGGCTATGTTGTCATATCCAATAACATATGGCGCTACCTTTGCAGGTAACGCCAACAGCTTTGTCTTTGCCCGGGATATCATATCCGTCATGACACGCTCGACATCAGTGCCGAGATGTACCTCGCCACGCATGATTTGCAGCTGCAACTCGGCTTTTTCTCTCTTGGCTCTTTCATGTAGAGCTTTTTCCACATCAATGTTGAGTTTTACTTCTTTACTACTCGCTTGTGCGTTAGCAGCTTGACGCAGGTACTCGCAGTATCTGCGTGTGCATTCAAACAGATCATACTTCCCCCGAGCTACTTCCGAAATCACGCCCTCCTCTCGGAGCTGCCGAACACGTCTATCGGTTATGCCCCATATATTGCCGAGGGTCACGCTATTAACGATTGTAACATTCAATTTATCAAGCTTTGCTGACATGTTCATCACCTGTCCAGGTTCTCTGTACTTCACCCCTCCTTATGCACTGATTTCCAGGAAGGAAGCTTCCAAAATTTTCATGGCCAAACTAGAGGATTTTTGGGGCTCGCGAGCACCACAGCCGATCAGCCGCTGGAAGAACCTACCAATTATTCCCTCCCGAGCTCTCTCTTCAAGTGATGCTCGAGCCTCAAAGACAGGCCTTCATCTATCTTCTGTTGAATCAGCTGGGATACGTTCTCATTGGTTATCATCTGCGGAATAGATACGGTAGTAAACTTTTTCAAATCATTGCGATCACGACTCATACGCTGAAATGGTATATATTGTACCTTATCAGAGGTCTTGGCGCCTGTATGCATCAGTATGTTATGGGACCTCTCGCTGAATGGACCCCCTGGTGTACGGGTATTATAATAGCGGCCGATGACCTTCTGTTTACCCTTAAACACCTGCATTTTAAGCGTATAGCTTCTTCCCGGCGGCGGAGATTTGGGTTTCATACCAAAGTGTACTGGTGTAAGCAGCCGGCCTGAAAACTCGATCTGTACGTTATCAACGAGCACCCCTGAAACTTTGATTTTCCCAACGTTCTGAGCATTCTTTTTTGCGCCCATGACTTCGGACTTTTTTATGTTATATACTGACGTAACGGCCGAAGCTATCCAGCCCGGTGCCCTGCTTTTAAAATCGCTTATGGTTCTTTTAATGACTGTCTCGCTCCCTTTATGTATTGCCTTAATCTTTTCCTCAAGGGCTTTATAATTCTTCAGACTGACCAGTATGACACCCATAGACTACCTCACCTTATAGCAATAAAAAAGAGCCTTGTTAGGCCCCATTTGTTTTGTAATTCACCATTGCTTGAAAACAATATAATCGATATCACCTTCTTTAATCTCGTCTGCATTTCTAAATATAACCTCTGTTTTTTCAATAGAGAATTCTATCATTGGCTCTACTTCGCCTTTGGGGTTAATATATGCAGGTATTATCATAAACCTCTTATGTTTAGAATACTCGCTTTTGAACATCTCCAAATACTTTGAATTGGGGCTAGGGTTCATTCGATTGCATCTACCAATTGTCATGAATAAAGCTTCGTTAAAATCGTGGCCTTCTGCCAGAATTCTATCGGCTACATGGTCTATTGAAGTATTAATATGTACTGTATAGCCCGGATCCTGACCTTTGATTTCCCCTTCTATTATTGCAATTCTAATTTCCTCGTTTTGGTCTCTTTTCCCAAACCTATCAAGCCAACCTTTAAAAATATCAATACCAGCTTGCTTATTTTGAAAAACAAATCCCATATATGGCGGATCTTTAAAGTTGGTCATGAATAAAGTGCCTTTCCATTTTGCTTCATCCCACTTTTCAATATTAATTACACTGGTAATATATAGATTCTTTTCTTCGCTCATTAGATCATCTCCTTTCATTCCCATATTTCTACACGAAAGGAGAAAATCCTTCTTTAAGCCCGGGCGCCACCGTGGAGGATCACCATGCCCGGCAGCGCCCGGGATATTATTGTCTTACACTCAGCCCCCGCCCCTGGCTATCAATGAGCGTTTAACCCAAAACAAAAGGAGCTGCATCCAAGCAACTCCTATGTTCTACCACGATATCAATATAGCACAGGCCAGTGTGCCATAGTGTGCCATGTTATGCCAACAATTTTAGAGCATCTGAGTGAATTCTATGTATCTGGCGCCAACTGTAATTCATTTCCACACAGATACTTTCCCAGCTCTTTAATTCCAGGTATCGCAGCCTGATCAAATGAGCCTCCCTTGGTGGTAATGCTTCTATGGCCTTTTCTATTTTGGCCATGTAATCATAAGATTTTTTTAGCTCTTCATTTATTTGCTCTTGCACTTCTACTATTTTGCATACTATTTCGGAAAGCTTGTCCTCTGGGCCAGATGTACCACGGGGCTCTTTAGTCAGCTGTGTGGTAATCCTTGTGGCCGAGGTCTCCAGCTCAAGCAATTTATTCTCAAGCTGCTGTATGTTACGCTTTATCCAGTATAATTGTTGGAGGTCCTTCTTTGTCATGGGTAGCTTTCACCTCTTTCCAGTTAGTAAAACTTCGTCCCTAATTTCTAAGAAGCTTACGCTTTGCATCCTCTCGGTCAATATTTTCATTTTCTCACCTTCATCTGCTTCGTCAGGTGCTTGCAAGTAAAGCAGTTTTGAGTTCAGGATTCTTTTTGCAATAGCGTCTATCAGGTGTTTTAAACTCTTTCTTGCAGAATTCGCATTGATACCTAATTACTTGCTTCATCTCAACCCCTCCTGGCACTCTGGACAATAATGCTTCCATTCCCCGTCAACCAATCTTGTTTTCCAGCCTTCATAGTTCATGAAGTCCATTACATCTGACCAGCTATCGCACTCTTGCCCTGTTCCGCAGTTATCACAAGTGACCATGTATTTGTTTCTGACCATGTATTTGTTTCTATATATCTTCTCAATCAAGTTAATCCCTCCTTAACTTAATTTTCTGCCGCACATAGGGCAGAAATTGATTTTATGATTGTCACAGAAACCGGGATAATCTTCAT